GTACTATGCACAGTAGAGTTTGTGGTGGTATCGAATAGTTCATTAAGGAATGTCGGGCTTGATGGCGGCCTATTAAGTGGAGGCGGTATTGATAACATGCATGTTATTGATGCCAGTGGTGGTGCTGGTCGAGTATGCCCTCACTGTAAGACTGATGTCCACATGAAAGATGTGAAATATCTTGGTATGGAAGGCGGTGCTCCTAAGAGATTCTATATAGACGGAGAGATAATCCATAAAAGCAAATACTTTCCTAGCGAAACTTATGGATATCCTCCAGCCCTTACAAATTGGCGCTATATAATGACTCTGATAATGATGGAAAAGTATATGGTTGACTGGTATACCAAAGGCCATACGCCACAGGGGATGGTGGCAATAGCAACCAGAAACCAAGCATCACTACAGACGATGTGGAATAAGGTCTGGGATGACCATGCAATGAACNCACATCGTCCTCCTGTTATCGGTATTGACTCTGAAACAGGGAGAGGCGACGCTAAGTTTGTTGAGTTTGGGAATACCATTAAGGAACTTCAGTATATCGAAGTGCGCCACGAGATGCGCCAAAGACTGAGCGCATACTTTGGGGTATCAAATGTATTTATGGGTGATACCTCCTCCTCTGGTGGGCTAAATAATGAACGCCAGCAAATAATGGTAACAGACAGGGCTATGGACAAGGGCAAAAATGTGTATGACGATTCTAGCAATGGTATATTTGCAATACTTACCAGGACAATGGGGCTTAAAGATTGGAAATTCGGATTCGGTATTGGAGAGATATCTGATAGGAATGTTAAACTAGACCTTGATACCAAAGCAGCTAATTATGCTATTATGATGCAAAACTTGGGGTATGAAGCTGAGTTAACTGATAGTGGTGACTTTACATTTACAAAACAGGAAATTCCTGATGAAGATCAAAACTTGTTTGGCGGCGACGAAATCGTAGAAACTCCGGGAGAAATGCCAGCAGGAGGCGAGACCCAATGAACGGGGATACAGCAGGACTAGCTCATCCCTCCGTATTGGCAACAGGGCTGTATCCCCACCCCCAGAGGTAACATGGTCGAGATAAAATTTGAAATTGATGGTATAATGCCCGCAATTAGCAAGATACTCGATGGGCTAGATGACGGCATGGAAGAGATTGCAGAGTATGCACTTGAGCACAGCCAGCAAGAGAGAGATGGTTGGCCTGGAAGTCGTGGTGTACCAACCGATAGAGGAATGCTGAAAGGCTCAGGGCACGTCAAAAGAAATTCTGAAATGAATTATAGTCTGCTATACGAGGAGCCTTATGCTGCAGACGTTGAGTATGGTAGTGGCCCTAGACCAGATGTAACAGCAAGCGATTTGGTTGGATGGGTGCACCGGAAATTAGATATTCCGCTGACAGAGAAGGGCAAGGGTAAAGCCTGGGGCATTGCAGCGAATCTTGCCAGAAGAATTCAGCAGAAGGGGACAGTGCCACAGCCATATGTAAAACCAGCATTTGATGCGGTAGTAGAGGAAGCTCCCAGAATATTGGTAAATTCGGTCTCAAGGAGGATTGAACGTGCATGATGCTGTAATATTTTACAAGGCTTATAAGCTCCAAAAACGAGGAGAGAGAATAACTAAGTCTGAAGACATGGATGTAGATTTTATCAGGATAGATCCAACAGAAAGAACCTTTAGCATGTGGGCCTCTGTTGAGATAAGAGACAACCATGGTGATTTTGTGCCTATAAGCACATTTAAGAGAGCTATGCCTGTTTTCATTAAAAGGGGCGGTCCTGTGATTGATAATCACACCAACAGAGCAGTTGGGCACATTACCGATTACGAATTCAGTGAAAAGGAGCTAAAGGATGGCACCACCAAACCTGGCATGATTGTATCAGGGTTTATACACACTGATTATGTGGCAGATGATGAAGTGTGGGACAGAATACAGAATGGCAATACTGAAGGAGCAAGTATTGGTGGGAATGCTATCAATTGGACATTCTCGTGCGATGATAGCCTCTGTGAGAGACGGCTTGATGAGATTCAGCTGTATGAGATAACAATTGCAAGTGAAACAGCTAAAATTGTTAATCCAGAGGCTACGATAACAGATTTTAATAATACAGCTAAGTCTGCTGAGGTCCCACACATATATGTGCCGGTAAATAGTGTTTTTAATGCTTTATCCAATTCAGTACCTAAAACCTTAAATAGTAGAGGGGCCTTAGTATGACTGAAAACTTGAACTTGGCCGAAGAAGCCTCACAGACATTCGAACTCATGGTTCCTGCTGAGGCAGTTCAGGACATATTCAACAAAGCTAAAGTTTATGTATCAAACCCCAAGGATGCGCCTGCTGGCGTAGAATTACAGCATGGTCCCGGCGGCGGATTATTCTACAACACAGGTATTGCTGGAGGGCTGACAGGTAAGGGAGCTCCTGTCGGTGCGCCTGGAAGAGGTAAGCAATCAAAAGAGCCTAAAAAGCAAAGTAAAGGCTCTAAAGAGAAAACTGTAGACGGTAAAAAAACTGCTGCGGTAATTACTAAGCGTGCACAAAACGCTGCGCCTGAAGTAAAAGATCTTGCAGGCTTTATGTCGAAACATTTGGCTACAAAGGATTTTTTATCTGATAAGGACATCATAGGGCTNGCNAANCAGAGAGGGAAGGAGANGGGNTATAATTGGTTTGCGCCACTTAAATTTCTGGTGGGCGATCTTGATGTCTTTTCAAGGCTTAATAAGGCTGAAGAGACTTGGAAAACCATGATTGGTGGGACCAATCAGGAAAAAATAGATACGATGCTTGGGTGGGCTGCAGCTGCTGGTGTATCATTTAAGGCTGATAATGGTGGGCAAATAGATATCAGACCTGTAAAAGAGAAGTGTCCAAGCTGTAAAGACCTACCAGATTTTATGAAGTTAGAAGATTTCGTGAATAGGCTAAATAGCCTTGATAGAATCCGTGCCCGAAATCATATTATGAAGGGGCACAGTTCAGGATCCATAGAGCATAAGATAGAGAAGAGTGAAGAGGAGTCGAATCTTTTGCTTATTATGGGGGTGTTACCATGAGTGATAACCCTGTGTTCGAAGCTGATGACGAGTTCATCAAAAAAGCAGAGGAGAGGCTCCAGCAACGGCTCGACGAACGGGATAAGTTGCTCAAGGCTGATATCCTCGAAGAGGTTGAGAGAATGACTGACGAAACTCCTGAGAAGCCTGAGGAGGAAGATGGCGACGATGTCAAAAAAGATGTGTACTCTGAAGACGAGAGTGTCATGGATCTTTTGCGCCAAATCCTTGCCAGACTACCTGAGCCTGCACGACCAGCCCCTCCAGGGGATGATGTGCAGTTGGATATTGAAGACCCCAGCCAAAATAACAGCAATGTGGAGCCTGTAAAGCCGATGGCTCCTGCTGTTAATAAGGCTGAAGTTGCTGATTTGGTTCAAAGTGAGCTAAAGAAAGCGATGGAAAACCTGGCTGCAACACCTGATGCTCCTGCTCCTGAAGCCCCTGGCCTTGTGCCACAGGCTGCTGTACCATCAGCTGATAGGGCGAAGATGTATAACATGAGTCAGGCTGAGATTGAAAAGCTTGGTCGTGAGCGAATGGCACACTTTGCCAAGACAAACCAGGGGTGAAGAAATGACCCGACAAATATTTCATACAATGGAGGACCTGGAAGACTATTTTTATGGTGCAAATGCCATGAATAATGTCATGAAGGCGGACGATCCGTATTTGACTACAACCACAGGGATTTACAATCCTATTTACGGCCAGAAGGTTTGGGTACAGCTGAATATGGAGAAAAATCTTTTTGCTGCTCTGCCCAAACAGCCTTGGTCTTCAAGTGGATGGCGTGTAATTACTGCAAGAGGTTTCACATTGCCAACCGGCGGAGTTGCCGAGGATGGTGCGATTCCTGACACAGACAAGGCTACTTATGCTGAAATTGCAACCAAACCCAAAACCATTGCCAATGGCTTTGATGCTTCTGAACTTCAGCAGTTCCTGTCTGGTGTAGATGATGCACTTGACCCCATGGCGCAAGGTCGTGAGTTTACTGCAAACCTCCATGCCGAAAACATGAACAAAATGCTGCTTACAGAGATGGAAACAGCGGCAGGCAATAATCTTGAGTCGATTGACAGGATTATAAGTTCATACGATGAGGTTACAAATGCGTCCAAGCCTGNTGGTGGCTCATACACAGCCAACCGTGCTGATATCTATGGTCTTGACCGTGATGCTGCTGCAACATGGGCGGATGCTTATGTAAGCCATGGATCTGGTTCAACCAGGAATTTGAGTCTTGAGCTAATAGATGATGCCTTGACACAGGTTCGCACGAATGGCGGCAATACCGATGTCATTATCACCGGTTGGGATACTCTACAGCGTTTACAGGCTCTCCTACAGGCTCAGCGTCGCTTTGGTGGCCCTGAAGAGAAGCTGGTTATTCCTACCTTCAATGGTATTAAGGGTGCGCCTGTTCCTGGCTATGAAGGTGGTTTTGTTGTGGCAACCTATCAGGGGATCCCGATTATCCCAAGTAAGGACGCTACACAGGACACCTTGAGCCGGACTGTACTTCATCGACAGCAGATATCTACACCTTAGGATTGCTAAGCCCACCCAGTACTTTGAGACCGGTGTTGGTGCTGGTAATCCCTTTACTCTGAACAAGTTCAGTGATGAGGGAGTTTATCGCACAATGGCTGAACCAATCTGTACTTTCTTTAAGGCACAAGCAAAACTGCGTGACCTCAAATAGAGGCGATGCAAATGTCTCTAACTATTACACGAATTGACCGTCTGTCTGAAACTGTAATGGGCAACAAGAAACTACACATCTACGACATAACTTTCGATAGCAGCTATCCTACTGGCGGAGAGTCTTTGACTCCTAGTGAGCTCGGAATGGTCGAAGTTCTGGGTGCATTTCCTGTTGACGAGTTTGGCGGGTATATTGTTGATTATATTCGCTCGACCAATAAGCTGATGGCTCGTGCAACTTCTGGTGGTTGGACTCCTGCTGGAACCAATGCTGTCAGTGTAGTTGACCCTGAGTATGATGCTGACCCTGACTTGTGTACCAAGCCAACCATCACACTGACTCACAAT